TACAGGACTAAGGCGAGATGTTGAAGGTGACCTGATGATGGAGATAGTAGATGATATAGTGTGTGAACATGCTATTGATCCTATGTATCCCCGGAGGGTATTGACGGAAAAGGAAATGTTGAATGGGTATGATACTCTGCCAAGAGTAGATCCCCATTCAAGTGCTGGTTATCCGTTTGGAGCTGGATGGTTTAAAAATGAAAATAAACTGAAGGATTTAAGCGGTAAGGAAACGTACTTGGAATTTAAGGAACAAGAATGGGTATTTCGGTACCCAATAATGCGAGAACAAGTTGAGAATAGAGAGTCTCAAGCCAAGAGTAGAAGAAGGATAAGGAGTATTTGGACAGCTTCATTGAAAGATGAAACACTGGGTCTTAATAAGATCACTACGGGTAATACCCGTCTGTTCATGAATCCACCAATGGATTTTACTCTTTTGCTGCGCAAGTACACTGGCGCATTTTCGTCATTTGTGTTTAAACACAATTTGACTTTAGGATGTGCGGCTGGGTTTAACCCGGAAAGCGGAGCATGGTCTGAACTTGCTTTTTCGTTGATGAAAATTAACAGAAAAGTAGGTGCTTTAGACTACACTTGGTTTGATGGCTCTTTAGGAGCTCAACTAATCTTTGGTGCTCTGGATATCATCAATAAATGGTATCAAGGAACTAAAGAAGAGGAGAACGTCAGGTTCACCTTGTTTCATGAGATTGTTTTTACGTACATTCTTGTACGTAGAGATGTATATCTCAAAAATAAAGGTAACCCCTCAGGTAATGCGTTAACCATGGTGATGAACAACCTGGTATCCAAAATACTCCTCAGATATTATTGGATGTGTTTAGCACCCATAAATAAACGAGATTGTAGATACTTTACTTTGAATACCTCATCGTGTGTTTGTGGAGATGACAACATCATTGCAATGGAAGAAGAGGTTTTAGAGGAAATCACTGGAGAACGTATTATTGACGTAGCAGCAACCTTAGGGTTGACTGCGACTTCCGAGAGGAAGGACAAAAGGTCTGTTTTCAAAGATCTAAGAGAGACTACGTTTTTAAAACGTGGGTTTCGAGAGGATGGCATGTATATAAAACCAACGCTAGACTTGAAATCTATTGAGAACATGATGATCTGGGTGAGTAATTCGAAGTTTATGAGTGTACTGGAATGTACACAAGTAAACGTAGAATGTGCTATGCGCTATCTATACTTTTGGGGACCTATAGTATTTAATCACTATAGAACCTTATTATTAGAAGCAAGTAACGCAAGGGATTTAAAACTCCCTTTATACACTTATGATTATTATGATCGCATTTTTAATGAAACCGGGCAACTGGAATCAAATTTTGCGCAGACACGTGAACTTACACATGGTAAAAGTAAGTCAGTAGATCGCTGTATAAATGATCAAAACCGTCGGGGTACGACGTTAAATACACCACGGATGATCAACCGTAAACAGAGATCAGGTCTTGGCGGCGCGACCGATTGCACCGCTCAAATGGGAATTGTGAAAGATTCCCAGGGAAAATCAAAAATGGAAGGACAAAATGAAGATATGGCTATTGGAGCTGAACGAAAGATGGAGCACACGGAGTCGCTTTTAGCGCCTCCGGTGGTTCCAGTGGAACTAAAGGCAGGTATTAAGGAATCGAGTATGGAAGGAGAAGTGCGAGAGGAGATGAGAAGAGGTGTTTTGTTTGACGAGCAAACCCAAGCAGTTACTTTAACTGATGGGCCAGCAACTTATCAAGGCACCGCAGAGGAACGACAATGGGATCTAAAAAATTTTTTTTTAGTTCCTGTTAGAGTTGCTTCTGGAACGTGGTCAACTACGGCTACAGTGGGGCAAACACTTAAGGTGTTTACTCCTACTACTATGCATAGTGGCTTCTCACGTTGGAAATCGGTGATCGAACAATATTCCTATTATAGGTATAGAGTTCGGTTCCGAATTGAACTTAATGGAACTCAGTTCCATTCTGGACAATTGGCGTTTTGGTTTAGACCAATAACCCTAGCGCCCAATACCCAATCGGGTATGGCACAAATCCGACATGTGAAGCTAAATGCTTCGTATAATACTGTAGCTGAATTGGAAACGTACTGGTATCCTCCTTGTGAGTATATCAGTTCTCATACCCTTTACAGCGTAGGGGCAGCAGGTTTGTCAGTCTTTAACACACTGGCAGCGGGAACGGGAGCAAGTACGGCTATAGGGTATACTATATATGCCCAATTATTAGACGTACAACTATCGTTACCAAGACCTCTGTCCGGGTCAGCACAGGGGTTAGTAAATGTACAGAACATTACCGTCACTGGAAATGCTCCTATTAATACAACAGGAGATTCTTATGATGTTAGTGTAACTGGCATGGATCTAGCCTCTAATGTTGAGGATCCCAAGAAAATTATAAGGTGGGGGATTTCCAATCCCTTTATGGTACATGGATCGCCAACGGTGGATAGGTTATCAAGCTATCCGTCTGGTGTTACTACTGTATCAGAAAACACTTTTAATGTTTCATGGGATGAAATGGACATTGACTGGATCAAACGAATACCAGGCGTTATAACCTCGGTACCGTTTGTTACGACACAGACTTTTGGAACGGTCATTGCAAGTGGAGCATGTGCACCTATAAGGATGCTCGCAGGAGCGTCTAATACTAGGGACACGTACCCACTTGAATGGCTATCAAGCTTTTATTGCAATTGGAGAGGAGACTTGGAGTTCTGTGTGGAAATTGTTGGTACTCAATACCACACTGGAAAACTTTTCTTTGGAGTTAATTATACTCCTACGCCGGTGACTAACTTTTCGGCATCAGGAGTTGACCCTACCACTTACTATGGAAAGGTCATAGAAGTTAATAATAAGGAAAATTGTTTTAAAATAATAGTACCCTACCAACATTGGGCAGCGTGGTGCGATTGTGCACCAAATCCTGGTCGCTGGAATGGAAGTTCAGCCGTTAATGCTAACAACACTATGCGGATGTACCCAGAAGGCGTAAACAGATTCACCATAGGAGAATGGTTTTTGGCTGTGTTGAATCCATTAGTGGTGCCTTCTGGGGTGAGTACGTCGATAGACATCAACGTATACTTGCGAGGAGGTGAAAACTTTGAATTGCACAGGCCAGGAATGAATGGCTTATGGGGCGCTGCGACGGCACAAGGAGATACAATTGGTAATCAGGCAAGTAAAGTTAATACGCACACGGTGTCCCAATATATTGAGCGACCACGTTCCTTACGTGAATTGCTCAAAAGGGGCTCTTTAATGTGTAATAGTTTTTTGTCACCAATTGTTGA